CCGTCCACTTCCAGAAACTCGGTATCTGTCGGCTCCTCCGGCAGCGGTTCCGGCTCCACAGGCTCGACGCTGATCTGTGAGATCAGCTTGTAGGTGCTTGGACATTTCTTACTTCCCGGCTTAAATTCCAGAAACCCCGCCTCGATCAGCGCCCGCCGTGCCTCTATGACGGTGTGCTTTGACGAACCAACCATCAGCTCCGACAGGCGGGCCGTGTCCAGTTGAAACGTCTCCGGCCAGCGTAGCCCGTTGCAGAACTGCATCAGCTTGTACCACATCAACTGCGCCGCAATCGGGAGAGGGCTTTCTCTCATTTTTCGCTCGAAAGCATTTATTTCAAGCAGATAATTCATCAGCCCTCCCCCTGTATCTGCGGCGCTGTGTTACTCCATATAGGCGGTGCTGCCGTTCTCCCCCGCCTCCACAGTGATTGTCTGCGGGAAACGCGCTTTCATGGTGGGGTCGTGGCTGATCGCCAAAATTCGCATATTGGGATTGCGCTGTGCCATGTTGAGCAGCGCGTCCGCGTATGCCTCGGTTCCGGCAGCGTCGAGGAACGGCGGTTCGTCGATGTGCAGCATACCGATCTGCACCCCGGCGCGGTGCGCCTTGACATCTGCCAGCCCCAGCGTGACGGCCAGCGCGATTTTTACCTTTTCGCCGCCGCTGTGGCTCTGATACGGGCGATGCCCGCCGTTGATTGAGGAAATCCAGACCTCCAACGAATTTACGATCTGCTTTGTGGATTTCAGCTCACGCTCGGTGCGGATGTCTACCGCCATCCTGCCGCCCGTCATGGCCGACAAAATGTCGTTGCTGCGCCGCATGATCTCCGGCACAACGCCACGCACGATCATGTACTGGATGCCGTCAAGGCTGAACGCCTGTGTAAGCACCCGATAATCGTCCAGCAGCTTTGCGGTCTTTTTGATCGTCTCGCGCAGGTCGGCGGCCTTTTCCTCCGCATCCGCGATACGTTCCAGCTTTGCCGAGATGGACCCGAGGCTGATCGTGGCGAGGTGCTGAACCTGCGCCGCCTTATTGCGGCCACGTTCAAGATCACTGGTATCATCCAGCCCCGGCAAGCTCTGCATCAGGCTGTTTTTTTCTTCCAGCAGCCGATCTTTACGACGGGCCAGATCGAGAACCTCCTGCTGCAAGCGGTTGGCATCTGCTTTCATGGCTGCGCCCTTTTCGCGGGCCTCCACAGCCTCCGGCAGCTTGGCCGCCAGCATCTCGGTCTGCTTGATCTTGCCTTGCAGAGCTTTCAGCTCTTCCATTGCGCCGGAAAGACTCTCTATAGCTGCGCTGATTTCATTCATGCGCTTTCTGTCTGCAAAGGTTTCGTTGACGATTTCCGCCTGTCGCTGGGCAATCTCTTTGAGCTGCTGTTGCGCAGCCTCCACCGCCTCCATGCGAATCATGGAAGAATACAGGGCGCTACGGCGCAATTCCAGTGCGCCACGCTCATTGCGAGGATTGTTCAGCGCATCCAGCGCTGCTTGCGTTTCGTTCACAATCACGCGGCGGCTCTTGATCGCTGTGTCGTTCTGGGATTTCCGCACCTGCAACTGGTATTCCAGATCGCCGATCTGGTGGGCCGCTTCCGTGGCAGAGGCCAGAAAAACACAGGTTGCCTCCCCCTCCATGGGGCATTTTGCCAGTTCAAGCCGCTTGGCCGCATTGCGGGCATCGTCAATCTTTCTCTGAATTGCTTCTTCCTTTTCCTTAGCGTCGTAGATCGCTTCCGTCAGCTTCATCTTGGCGGTTTCAACCTGCTTTGCCAGTTCGTCGGCCCGCTGAATTTTGACATCCAGCTCCGCGCACCGCTGGGCGATCTGCGCCAGCTCGGCCTCGTCAGCCTTTGCCTGATCTTTCATAGCGACGATCTGTTCTGCCTTTTGCCGCTGTTCGTTCAACTGAGGATGCAAGGCTACGCGCTGTTCGGCCCGTTTGCTGAGCTGATCGCTTTCCGCAAGCAGTGCCTTGCAACGTTCGTCGGCGGGAATCAGCTCACGCTCCCGGTCACGCAGCGCGGGCAGGGCCTCCGAAGCCTCCCGCGCCAGCTTTTCGCCACTGGCCGCCTGATGGGCTGCCGGAATCTTGACGGTGAGGAGATTCTGCACCGTTGCACTCTTGGCGGCGATCTGATCGTCACACTCGGAGATTTCCACCCCGCGGCTGGTGATCTGTTGCATGATCGTATCGTAGGCGGCCTGTTTTGCCTTGGCGGCAGCGATCAGTTTGTCCGCGGACGCGATCTGCTGTTCAGCCTCTGCAATCTTGGCTTTCGCAGCATCCTGCGCAGATTGCAACTCCTCTTTGTGGGCGATCTCGTCCGTGTAGACGGTCAGCATGTCTTTAGCGGAGGCAATCGTGCGGCGCTGTTCCTTGCTTTCCGCGGCGGTGATCTCGGCCATGCGGTTATAGAGGTCAAGGCCCAACAGGGCACTCAAAACCTCCATGCGGCGGTCAGAATCCGCATCCAGAAACAGGCCGTAGGCATCCTGCCGAATCAGCGCGATGGAGCAGAACGTATTGCAGTCCATGCCCAGCAGCCGCTCGATCTTGGTCTGCGTCAGGCGCATAGTGGTGTCGGAGCCGTCGGCCCACTCCTGATTTTCCGCATTGAAGCATTGCAGGGCCAGTGTGCCGCGGCCAGACGCGGTGCGGGTGCGCACGACGCGGTATTTCTTTTCGCCCATTGCAAAGGTGAAGATGATCGAACCGCTCTTTGTACCCTCGCGCACCCAGCCGCCGATGTCCTCCTTGCGGGTCTGCTCGTACAGGCAGTCGGCAATCGCGTCCATAAAAAGCGAGGATTTACCCACGCCGTTCGCTCCGTTGACCATCGCCATGTGAACAGGCTCGAAGCTGAACGCCGCGTCCGTGTAGCTGCGGTAGTTCTTTACCTCGATGCTGATCGGCAGGAACGCCCCGGTGCTGTGGCCGTCGTCCATGCCGTGATCTGCCTTGGCGATGATCGGCGCGGCAAGCTCCATCAGGCGGGCTTTTTGCCACGGCTCCACATTGTTCAGGTCAAGCCAGCGACTCAAAGCCTCCGTCGGGCCGTCACGCTCGGTCAACTGATCTTTGGCATCCAGTTCCTCCACATCCTCCGGTAAAATGTCGGAGATATAGAACGCGCCCATCTGCATGAGCTTCTGCTGAAGCTCGGCCTTGTTCAGTGCCTTTTCCTCCTCGCTGGTGCAGAAATAGCGCACACGCACGATCTTACCGTAAACCTGATCGGCGGCGATATTCAGAGTTCCGTCCGCGATAAACTGCATGATCTGCGGGCGGTCAATGCGCATCGTGTAATGCTTGCGGCTGCTTTCCAGCTCGTGAAACTCGCTCTTGACGATGCCGTTACCGTCCATCGTGTGGATATAGAAGCCGTGGCGGGTTGCCTCGTCGTTGAAGGTAAGCTCGTTGATGCACCCGCAATAATAGGCGGGCGTGTTGCAAGCGATCTTCTGCGGGCGGTGGATGTGACCCAGACAGGCCAGATCAACCCCTGCCGCGTCGATGGTGGCGGGCAGCACCACAACATCCTGCCCCGCAAGGAATGTGCTGCCGTTGTCTGCCTCAGCCCCGGCCACGGTATAGTGGGCAGTCAGGATGGTGGGAATGCTCTTGTCGCATCTGCCCGCAAGGCCCATGATCGTGTCATTGATAAGCGCCGTCGCGTTGAAGTTTTCGGCCTCCTTATCCATGCCGGGGCAGAATGTGCGCAGACGGCCCTTATCAAAGCCGGGAACCGACATAATCTGCACCCAGCTACCGTCGTTGCAGCGCAGTCGGTATAATGCCGGGGCTGTATCGACATTCAGGTTTTCAAGGTCGTTGGTCACGGTGAAAATGTTTTCAAACGCCTTGGGATTGTCGTGGTTGGCCGTACCGAACAGCAGTACCACATGGCCGGAACACTCGCACAGCGGGCGCAGCAGACGCTCCACAGCATCCCGCACATCGTCCAGCGCCGTATCGGCCCACACGCGGGAGCGGTTGAACAGGTCGCCCGCAATGATCGTCAGGTCTGGCCGTTCCTCACGGGCAGTCTGCACGATCTCGTCCATGCAGCGCAGCGTGTCCTCACGGCGCAGGTTGATACCGTTCTTCTCCGGCCCGGTCAGGCTGCCCAGATGGATGTCGCCCGTATGTAAAATCTTAATCATAGCTTATCTCCTGTTCGCTCTGTGCTGGCACTCAATGCACAGCACCCGTCCGTATGCCTTGCTGCTGTATTCCGCGATGCTGGCCGCCTTGAATGTGCCGCCGTTACGCATCGGCGTGTCTTGGATGATCTGGCCGCAATCCGCGCAGACCAGCGGCGCGGTCCGTGGCTGTGCTGCCGGGGCAATTTGCCGGGGCTGTGCCGCGACGGGCGGCGGTGCTGGCTGCCATTGCTGCGGTTCCGGCTCCTGCGGCTCCGGGGGAAATTCCTGCGGCGGCGGCGTCATGCCGTCCTCGTCCGGGAACGGCTGCACAACCTGTTTCGGCTGCGCAGGTGCCGCGATCTGCGGTTTTGCATCCGGCATCTCAAACAACAGGCCCATGCTCTGCAAGTAGCTGTTGGCAACGGCGTTTTTGATCTCCGGCGCATCCAGATTCGGAACGATGCGGGCCACGATGAACGGCTTTTTCAGGTCGTCCAGATTATAGGTTCCGGCAAGGCCCAGCGCCGCGCGAATTGCGCGCATGAACGCCTTACTTTCTGCCATTGCCGTTCTGTGCGGCAAGAACCGCTTGTACTGCGCGTCCGTCATGCTCTGGGATGTCAGAACGCAGTCGATCTCCTTAGTGGCCGACATGATGCGAAAACCGCCGGATGGTTCCGGCACTCTGATCGTGACCGTCACAGCCACGTCGTAGGTGTGCGGGCAGGTTCCGCACACGGCGGGCTTGCCCGTGACCCGCGCCATCTCAATGCAGCGCTGGCAGCCCTCTGTGCGGCCCGGCGTGGTGGAGATAATGGAGATGTTGGCAGCGGCGGCCAGCTTCATGCCGGCCACCTTGGTGATCGCATAAGCGTTGCTGGACTTCTCGAAATAGATGTCCTTGCTTGGGCCTTTATTGTCGTAGCTCTGTCGGGTATCGAGCTGGACTTCCGAAACCGTGATCTTTTGCAGGTTGCTTTCTGCCTGCAAGGTAGTCACGGGAACCAACACGTTGTACCTATCGGCGGGGTACTTGTTCAACTGATAGATCATTTAGGGATTCCTCCTTGACAAATCACCCGCCATGCTGTAAGATGTGGGTGTAGTAGTTGAGCGCTTACTGCATTGCCGTTCCTCGTTGCAACCGAGGGGCGGCTCTTTTTTTGTGTCCGTTGCCGTGCCTGTGACGATCAGTTCTTGAATGCTGGATTCCAGATCGCGCAGGAACGACAGCGCCGATTCAAAATCTTGCCGTTCCGTGTCGTCGATTACGCCGTCAAAAGCGATTTCTTCCAGACGGCTTGCCACATCCTGCGCATCGTGAATCAGACGGCGCACACGAAGCGTAGCGAACGGCAGCGGCCTATCAACCAGCTTTTTGCCCATGCGCTGGCCCACCGGGCAGGTTGCACAATAGCGGGCCATGATGCCCGGCTCGTTATAGCAGTCCGCGTAGACCACTGCGTCCTCCGGCTCCATCTCGATGTCCCCACGCTCGTGCCGCCCGATAGTTTCGGGCGAATACGGGACGACCATTGCTGCCGTGCCGCGGTTGACATATCCGGCCCTGATTCTTGCCTCCCGTAGATATTCGGGAGGCTTTTTTGTGATAACCATTGACACGCAAAATCACTCCTTTTCGGGATATAATGATGATGCTGAACGGGTCAGCCCTCGTACTCGCCGCGATCCGCGTTCAGCGCCCCTTGGTAGTAGCAGCGCCAGCCCATGCGAACGAACGTATCGAACGTCAGACCCTTGCTGTTGCTGCTCTTGGGTTCGCCCACCATGAAGCCCTTAAAGCCTCTGCTCCGCAGCTCGATGGGAAGCGACAACGGCGGCAGAACGTCCAGCATTTCATCGTAGACCTCCCGGCTGACCTCCTGACCCGGGAAAGCATTGAATGAACCATCCTTGTGCCACTGCTCTTTGGTGTAAACGCCCTCCGGGTAGCCGCCCTGCGCCCGCAGCTTGAACAGCTCGAAAGCGTCAAGCGCCTCCTGCCTGTCCTTGGTGTGCATCACCTCGTACTCGATGCGCCCATCCGGCGACATGGCGATTGCCTCGTAATAACCCTCGGTGTTCATCAGGTCGGCTACGTCGATCACCACTTTCTGCTTGTTGTAGGCGTAGGTGGTTTCCAGTCTTGCGATGCTGCTCATTCTGCTGCCTCCTGTTCATCCAGCTTATTCATCACGCGGCGGGCCGCCATCTTACCTGCCGGGGTGAGCTGCCGCTGCCATGCACCGTACCGCGGCGACCAGCGGAATCCCTCGCTTTTCAGCAAGGTGCGGGTTTCGTCGTCCGGCTTGTCGGGGAAGATCAACTGCACCCGCATAGCCTCTGCATTTTCCTTGTAGGTGTACCCCTGATGCTCTACCTGCATGGTCTTGACCGTCTCCAAATGCTCGATGCGTGTGCGTAGCCGCTTGATCGCTGCATTGTTGTTGGTCAGGTGATAGTACGGGTACGGTGCATGGATGCGGACGCCGCGCTCCCACAGTTCCTCGATCTCCTTGCGCTCCTCCGGCAGCAGATCGGGGCAGCCGTCCAAGGTCATGTTTTTGCGGTAGTAGGCATTGACAGCTTTCATCTTCTCCTGCATGGCCGTCAGCTCGTCAAGCTGGGCTTTCAGCACAGGCAGTGCCTCCGGGTCGTCAGACTTGACCACAGCGGCGTAGTAGCGAATCTGGTTGAGGATACTGTCCGCATACCCGTAGCGCTCCGCGTTCTTCTCCCACGCCGCAATCTGTTTTTCTTTCTTGGCGACGGGAAAGTTACCGCCGCCGGAGATCATAACGGACGGGCAGCGTGTGCCGATCTCGTTGTCCTTGTTGGTGGCCTCGGCCAGTACCTTGCAATAGCGGTTCAGCAGATAGTCGATGTGTTCCCGCTGGGCCGCGGTCTTGCAGCGCTCGGCCTTGACCTGCTCTGCCAGCGCGGCGGCCTCGTCACAGCGGTTGCGATATTGCCATGTGGCGCTGCCCTCGCAGTAGTCGTCGAAGCTGCGCATCTGCTTGGCGCGGCGGGCCGTGTCCTCGTTGATTTCGTAGTAGTTCATAAAGCGCCTCCTAAAATTTGGGTGGCCGATTCAGTCTGCAACCCTTGAAACGGCCTCGATCATTGCTTGCCACTGTTCCACGTTGGTGTAGCCAAACTGCTGTTTGTAAACCTCCTCCAACTCACTGTACTGCTTATCAATGCGAATCATGTTGTTCAGCCTTTCGATGGCCTGATCTTTCGTCAGGCAAGACCAATTTACAGGAAACCCGTACAGCGTTCCGAAATTTTCGCAAACGCCGAAAGAGAAAACCTTGGTTTCCACATTCTGCACCAACATGAATCTGCCGTTGTCAAAAAGAATATCGAACTCCTCAAAACAGGTTCCATTCTTGTAGTACCACCTGCGTCTGTTCACTGCATCAGCACCTCCAAAATCTGCTTTGCCCAGCTTTTAAGTTGGGTGCCGACGTAGATCAGGAACAGGGCGAGGAACGGCATGAAAATCTCGCCACCCACCGCGCCGCCTCTGGATGCCGCGATCCTGATCGCCACATCCACACTGCCAGCCGTCAGCAAACAGGCCAGCACGATGATCGTCATGCGGATGTAGGTCAGAACATAGGCCCACAGACCGCGGCGCGGCGGTTGCTTGTGCAGCGTTACCGTGATGATCTTCTGCTTCATATCGCCGCTCCTTTAGCTCTCGATGCCCACGCGGGCATCAAAGTATTTCTTGTTGACCCGGCCCTCAAAGGCCATCTTGCCCTGCGCCTCCAACTCGTCGTTGAGCTGCTTGATGATCTTGTAGCTCTTGGAGCGGGAGTAACCGAGCATCCGCTGCACATCGTCCACGAAGTAGAACATCTCACGGGCCGTGCGGGCCGTGGTCGGCGCTGTTTTCATCAGGCGTTCTCCTCCCCGTAGTTCTGCATGTACTCCCTGACCTTGGGAATCAGCTCAATGCCAGCGCAGCGGCCTGTGGTCGTCTCAACCAGCGTGGTGTACTTGACCCCAGCCTTGGCGGCAAGCTCTTTCATGTTCATGCCCGTGGTCGCGGTAAAAACGCGAACCTCGATGCCGAAATCGGTCTTGGGTTTGGTTCTGTTTGCTACTCGCATTTGTCCCGGCCTCCTTATTTATAAGCCTTGTTTTTTGTGTTGCTTTCGGTTATACTTGAGTTTGGGGTAGTCTGCCCGCTGGGCTTTCGTTACCTTATTTGTTTGCCCTATATATATTATATCACTTTATATCGTGATTACAATATATATTCACTGTTTATCGTGAAAATAGCATTTTGCACAAAAAGGTGTACTGTATGTATGACACATCTGCCATATCTGGCCGCATAAAGCAGGTTGCCAAGCTGCGCGGCGTTACCATGCGGACGATGCTCTCCGACCTGAACATGGGCATCAACGCAATTTCCCAATTTGCCAAGGGCAGCGAAATGTCGGTCATTTCCTTTGTCCGCATTGCCGACTACCTGAAATGTTCCACGGACTACCTGCTGGGCCGCAGCGACGACATGGAGCTGCGCCCCGGCAAACACCAGAAACTATGATCTACCGCATGACGGCCCTGACCAAAATCTTATCCTGCGGGATGCCGCGCTCCGCCTCGATGCTTTTCAGCGTGGCAGCGACCTCCCCGGCGAAGGTTCCTTCGACCGTGTAGGCCACCAGCTCCTTGCCTCCGCTGCTAAATGTGATCCACAGTTCCATGTTCTGTCCTCCTTACCTCATGTTCAGAATTGATAGCCCTCGAAGTCGATCAGGGCATCCCTGGCAGCATTAAAACGCCTGAGAGCGGCAGCACCGTCCGCCTTCGCCTCGGCAACTTCTTCGGTAACAACTTTTGCGTATGCCTCGTCATATTCCGGGTCATTCGTATACCGCGTATTTTCCACACCACCCATTTTGTGGAGTGCCTCGTTTAAAACCTTGTGAGTCTCATTCAACGCAGCTTCTGCTTCGTTCTTCTCAATTTTGAGTAAGCGGTGAATTGTTTCCAGTGTAGTAATGACCATGTTGTGTACCTCCTCAAATATCAACGGAAACGCTGTGATAGGCCATCCAGCGACCCCGGCGCTGGAAGAATTTGACCCAGTTGGTAAAGCGCTGACCCGTGCAGTCGTAATAGGTCGGGAAGTATTCGCGCCGATACACTGCGTCAAACTCGGCGGCGGCTCCCTCCATGGTGTCGGCCTCAAACTCGATCAGCTCCACATAGCCGTCGATGCCTCTTTCCTCCACAATGTGGGATTTTTCCGGCGGGCGGTGGGTGTACTCCCGGATAACCTGTTTTAGATCGTCAAACAGCTTGGGCAGCACCTTGATCTGCCCGCTGCGCTCCATTTCCCGTAGGAACACATAGGAGCTGCGCAGCTCCTCGTCGCTGCCGATGTGATGATAATGCCGGATTTCATTGTTCCGTTCCATGATGTCCTCCTACTGCCAGTTCGGCACGTTGTCGGCGCAGCCCGCCTTGATGTAGTCGTCGCAGACCTTGACGGCCTCCGGGTCGAAGATGAATTGCCGCTTGTCGGTGATGATCTCCCTGATCTGGCCAATGGTGGCCGTCGGGTGCATCCCGTGAACCAGCGCCAGAAAATTGCCCGTCGCCGTTGTGGATTCCGATACCTTGCGCACCGAGCTTTTGCCCTTGCGCTTGGCGGGTGCATACCAGATCATACCCAATCCGTATTTGTAGCCCATTAAGCCATCACCCCCTGCCAAATCTCGCCGCCGTTCCAGAGCAGAACCAACGTGCCATCCGGGTTGAATTGCACCCGGCGCGTGTCGCCATCTTCAAGACGGATGCGGTCAACGAACGTCGCCCTCCCGAGGCGCTTCGCATACCCAAGGGCCGCGTTCTCGGCCTGCCGTCTGATCGGGGTTTGCCCGATGCGCTGGTTCTCGCTGTTGTAGATCGTGTAGATGTTCGCCATCTTGCTTACCTCCTCAAGGTTTCCACTCACGGCATCCGGCGGCCCGGATGTACTCTGTTGCGTCGTTGTCCTCGTCGGTGAAGCCGAGCGGGACCTGACAGTTCGGGTCAACGCGGTTCCTTGTGTGCAGGATGATCGGCTTGTATGCGATCTTCCGGCGGCTGTCCACGATTGCCAGCACCACATCGGAATCTCGCTTGATGATCGGTGCATTGGCGTAGTCGAGCAATTCTTCCATATCGTGGTAGCCGAACGTGTTGGACAGGCAGCAGCCATACGATGCGAACGTGAATTTCCTCTCGTCCACAAAAGCCCTGATCTCGGCCCGCACCAGATAGGGCATATCCGGGTCAGTGGGATTCAAGCGTCTGAATTTCCCGTTGTCGATCAGCACCTTTTGCGACTTGATGCCGTACTCGTCGGCATCTGCAAGGTCAATCCGAACGACGGGCATCTCGTGCATATTGATCGCAACCGCGATTTCCTGCTTCGTTTTGAGCATCTTCATGGTATTACCTCCTCACTTTGCCTCTCGGATGTCCTTGATGCTGCCGCGCACATAGACGCGGCCCCGCATAACCTCAACGGCCTCCAGCGCGGTTTCTACCAGATTGACCGCGCCGCGATCCGTGGCGCGTCCTGCCAGATATTCGGCGGCCAGCTCGTCTGTCATGGGCAGGATAAAAGCCTTGTTCGTAGTCGCCGGTCTGTAGCGGATACATCGCCTCGTAGGTTACTTCGATTATTTTCATGGTTCAGCCCTCCTCGGCTTCAATGTATTTTCTAAGATCGGCATCCTCGGCATCGCCGTCCAGCCATTTGTCGAACGCCTCCGGGTATCTGCTTTCCAGCTCGTCCATGAGCCAGCCGCGAACCACCGGGATGTATTCGTTCGGGTTGCTGGTGGTCAGTTCCCACAGATCGAGGAGCTGCGCGGTGCTGTAGGTTTTCAGTGCAAGAGCTGTCATAGCGGCGACCTCCTTATTTTTCAGACTTGCCCAGCAAGTAGGCTTCTTCGAGCGCCCGTTTAAGGCTCCACACGGGGATGTCGAGAAAATCCTCACTGTCGCTGTTGCGGATTTCGAGATCACCACGCTCTGCAACCGACAACATGGTCTGCATTGCGATCTTGAGGAGTGCGTCCTGCTGCTTCTTGTTGAGTTTCTTTTCCATGATGACCTCCTGCCCTTTGGGCTTTACCTTATTTCTTTGGCTTGATTATATTATACTCCCATTCGGGAGTTATTGCAAGATATTTACTCACATTTGTTCGTAAAATGTCGTAGAATAGATACCCTATTTTTTGTGCATAATTACTTCAAGGACGGTGATAAAAAATGACGATAAGTGAGCGACTTTTTGCAATGCTCGACGAGCGTGGCCTCCGTGCTTCCGGCCTATGCAAGCATTTAGGCATAACCACCAACATGACGACGAACTGGAAACAGCGCGGTACAGACCCACCCGCAAAATATGTAATTCCCATTTGTGAGTATCTGGATTGTTCCCTTGAATACCTGCTCACAGGTGAAGAAACAAAAAAAGAACCCGTTCCCGGAATCTCCGAGAACGGGCGTGAAATGCTTGCGCTATACGAGCGACTGCCGGAGCGCCAGCAAATCTTGCTGATCGGCAGACTTCAAGAGATGGTCGAGCCGCTGGCAAGCCCCATCGAAAAAGACATAGCTATCGCGTCAGACGGCGAGGCAATCTGATCTATCTAACATTTTGAGGAGGTAAAACCATGGGATTGCGAATCAGAAAAAGCTACAACTTGGGCGGCGGGTTCCGTATCAATGTGTCGGGCAGCGGCGTCGGCTACTCGTGGGGCGGTAAGGGCTACCGCGTCACCCACATGGCAAACGGACGCACCCGGCGCACCGCTACCATTCCCGGCACTGGCATCAGCTATGTTTCCGAGAGTGGCGGCAGCTCTGGCCGCGCCCAGAGCGCCCAGCAGCCGCAAGAGATGGCCCTCGGCCAGACAGAGCAGCACGAGAGCGCAGACCGCACCGACTATACAGACTGCGAATATGCCGACCTGATGAAGCAGTTGCAGCGGGCCGCCACATTCAGCGGGTGGCGCGGGTTCCTGATCGGATTCTTTGGCCTCTGCTTAATCGCCACGCTTTTTGTAAGCGTCCATGCTATTTACCAGTTCCTCACAGGTCTGGCCGCCGTTTTCCTCTGCGTCTACCCCTTCCGTCGCCGCCTGTTCACCGTCAGGCTTTACTACGATCTGGATGAAAGCGCCATGGAAGTCAACGACTGGTGGCTTAACCAGTGGGAGGGTGTGCTGCGCTGCAAGGCTGTCCAGCGCGTCACGCGGGAATCTGACCTTGCCAATGGAAAAGTGTACGGTGGTGCTGGTACTGTAATCAGCACCACCCCCGTCAAGGTACTGCGCAAACTACCACCCTACATCAAGACGAACATCCGCACGTTGGGCATCCAGATCGGCAAAAAGCAGTCCTTGTACTTCCTGCCGGATAAATACATCCTCGTAAACAAAGGGAAAATCAGTGCTTTTGATATAAATTCTATCAGATTCTCTTACAAGGACTCTCCGTACCTCTGCTATACTACCCCGCCAGCCGACACCGAGGTTATCAAAATGACGTGGGAAAAGGTCAATGCCGACGGCTCCCCTGACAAGCGCTTTGCCGGAAATCGGCAGCTCCCGATCTGCAAATACGGTGAGATCACCTTGACCGACCCGGCAGGTCTGGATGTTGTTCTGCAATTCAGTAACGCAAGCAAGGCCGCTGGTTTTGCAGATACCCAAAACCAGCTTCAAGCTGCAAAATCTCATTGTTGAAAACTCTGTTGAAAGTATGTTAAAACGCAGTTGAAAACCTCATACACCCAAAAAATGGGGTGCAAAATTTGCACCGAATATCAAAAATAGGGTGCAAAATCTGCACCGAATCCGGGCAAATAGGGTGCAAAATTTGCACCCATAAATAAACTATATATAAACATATATGGTGATGATGATAACAGGAAAAATTCATTGAATGATAGGAGTTGATTTCTGTTGAAAACTCAAAACTTCGGCTACATTCTCTGCCGTGATTGCGGTATGGAGCTTAACCCTGCGGATGCCGTCTCTGGCCTCTGCCCTGAATGTGCCAAGAAGCGGGCCGATCATCTGGCCTACTTGCAGACCATGTACCAATCCGCTGTTGACGGCGGCGACGAGCGCACCTCCGAGAGCGTGGCCCGCCTGATACGCGAGTACCAACAGTCCGAGGGTGTGCGCCTGAAAGACGTGCTGCCAGCCTACCGCGTGAATTGACAGATTTGGTTCTATTTTGTCAAATACCATACCCTGCTGGGCGCTTAATAATCAAAAGCGCCCGTTTTTGGTTATAAGCGGCCCCAAACCATTTTGCCAGCCCCGGCAAGATGGTCAGCCCGCGAAAGAGGCCTCTGTGAGGCGCTTTCGGCTCACGGTATAAAGAGATATTCCAAATGCGCTATCGCTGCACAGAGACGGTCTGCGGGGGCAATCCGCTAAAATTTACCCGAATGTCGATAGGAGAAACACAATGCCAGTATACAAAGACGAGGAACGCGGCACATGGTACTGCTCGTTCTACTATGTCGATTACACAGGCAAGCGCCGCCTGAAAAAGAAACGCGGGTTTAGGCGGCAAAAGGACGCAAAGGATTTTGAGGCCGAGTTCAAGGTCAAAGCTGCTGGGGCCTGTGACATGACTTTTGGCTCCCTGTATGAGATTTACTGCGCCGACATGGAGAACCGCCTGAAAGAGAACACGATGGAGACAAAGCAATCCATCTTTGAGTCAAAGCTGTTGCCCGCGTTCAAGAATCGTAAGATAAACGAGATTACCCCGGCCCAGATCAGGCAATGGCAGTCGAAGATCATCAAGGAAACTGGCTCCGAGACATACCAGAAAACCATCAATAACCAGCTTTCCGCGATCTTCAATTACGCCGTGAAATACTATCACCTGCCCAGCAACCCCGTGAAACAGGCTGGGAACATTGGCAAGAATGACGCGCCGGAGATGAAGTTCTGGACAGTTGAACAGTTCCAGACATTCATCCCAAATGTGAAGAAGATGCCGGGCCGCATCGGTCTGGAAATCCTGTTCTGGACAGGGCTGCGCATCGGTGAGCTGCTGGCCTTGACGCAGAATGACATCGACCTTGATAAACAGATGCTCC